TCATCTAAATGCTCCATTGCTACATTGTTTGAGAAGATCCCCGACCCAAGTGCGGGCCGGGGTGGTCGGTAACTAGGCTGCTTTTAGTTCTGCCGCTGCGAGTGCTCGGTAAATCTCGCGCTTTCGGTTCGCATAGATCGTGTTTAAGGAGGGGCCAGCGACCCGATTTTTCTGGTAGTAGAGGTCCAGGTTTGCTAGCCGCCTCCTGACGTTGGACATTTCAGCTTTGCCCTCGGGCGTGTTTATAAGCCAGCTCATGTAGTTCATTTTATGCTCCGGAGTATGAAGCGTCCTCGCACTTCCCTGATGGAGGTGTGATCGCTTCGTAGGGCGTTTATTCAGACAGGAGCGGCGGATCGCTCAAGGGGGAAACTACGTTTAGGTCACTGGCAAAAATGACAAGTGTAGGTTTGCCCACGATACAAGCAGCCCCTTTGGGGAGTTGTATGGTGAATTGTGGGCACCGGCTAATTGTGGGCTTACCGGAACTCTAGCTGTCCCCTCGGCGTAGCCGTTGTGGGACTGCTCTCATTTTGAAGTGCGCCGACCCCTTGAACTATTCGACGCGGGAAAACGCATATTATTCGCCCGTAGCGATCCCACCACCAACAGACATCATAAAGCACGGTGCTGGGGCTACAGACTGTAGGTTTCGGGTAATCATGGAGGAGTGACCGACTGGAAGGCCGGTAGGCCCCAAGGAGGGTAACGGTGAGAAGACTCTGAGAGCGCCGCTGCCTCGTAATGATTGACTGAAACTGTACAGCCTGTTTGCAGCAATACTGTCTAAGGGCGGTAAATGTAGTGCGGCGAGACACTTTCGATTGTCCCCACTTAAAAGGTCAATCGATTCCGCCGAAGGCGGAAGGTTCTCCTATCATTAGTGAGGACGAAGAATTTAGACGCAAGATGAGGCCGAACGGACCATAATTGTTATTACAATGCGAGAACAAAGCACAGGAACATGGTAGCGAAGCATGTTAGCACCACTGCTGATGCAAGAATTCGTATTTGATCGTCATAGCTCATTCGCATTATGCTTCTCCCAACACGGATTTCAACACAAGGCACGACGCCGTTATCGCCGCCATGATCAGGATGGGCAGCGTCCACCAGCCCACAAAATAGACAAGAGCGGTGAGCAGGCTTATCCATGCCAAGTTAAAAAGCCAGTATGTAAAGATTGCGGTATTCATGTCAGTCTCCTGCTTCAGTGTTGGAGGTCGCGAAGAACTCATCGTGCTTTGGATCGATGGTCGGTACTACAAATGTCCAACCGGCGTTCTCCGCAATGTTCTGCGCGTCGTCAGCCCATTCGAGGCCGCACTCAATGCACTGCATGCAAACGCCAGCTTTGTGCATCGTGACTTCCACGCAAGCCTCACACACACGGTTCTTGTAGGGTGATGGTGTGTTTCTATTTGGCATGTATGTTTCTCCTATGTGAGCTTATCCAGCCTTCCACCTAGACTCATTAGTGTGTTACTTTGACTACATGATTGGGTTTATTATGTGATTGTAATTGGATGGCTATTCTCCATACCCGCAGATCACAAACCCACCAGCGTTCTGACCGATCTGCCTTTGGGGCAATGCACACTTGTCACCCCAAGGATTGCACACTGAATGGACCGCTGTGCTGTTGTAGCTCTGCTATATTAGCAACCTCGCAATGTTAGCAGACTGTCACGTATAAGAAGGGGTGGGGGGGGGAAACCGCCATTGATTTCTCCGCTAGGGGGCACGTCTCTCATTTCTGCTGGAAAACCCGGAGGTTCCATGTCCGTTCCGAAACGATTTCTGAAGTCTACCTTGAATGACCGCCAGGAGGCGTACTGCCGTCATTATGTTGACCGCGGCGGTGATGTCCGCAACGCCATGGTACTGGCTGGCTATGACGACGATGGTAGCAGCAAGTTCCGTGTTGCCATGCACCGTCTCAAGCATAACCCTGCGGTCAGGGACCGCATCCATCAGATTACCCGTGAGTCGTTTACGTCAGACGCTGTGGAGGCCCGTGAGTGCCTGCTTCAGCTAATCAGGACTGCTAGGTCCGAGAAGGTAAGATTGGACGCTGCGCGGGATCTGCTTGACCGTGCCGGTCATAAGCCTCTGGAGACGCTGCTGACCATGAATGCGTCGGCAGCTTTGGACGAGACGGAGTTACGGGAGAAGATCACTGGACTGTTGACCCAGCTGAACATCGATCCTTCTACTCTCAAGCGGGAGAAGGAGGTGTTGGAAGCTAAGAAAGAGGAGTTCGAAGACTCGACGTTCCGGGTGAGTGAGTGATGGCCTGTGGGCAGAGCCGTCACCAAAATCCAAGTCGCCGGAAGGCGATACATTATGGCTACGTCCCACGAAGTCTTAATTGAGCATGAGGCACTATATATAGTAGCTTATCACCCTGGGCCTACAGTATGTAGGGGTTCTCTGAAACCCCTGTCAAGCGCTTTGTTGTAAGGCGTTGATGCTGAATGCTTTTATTTTTGCTTTTCCCTGCCCCAGAATAGCCGTTTTTACATTCGGTGACATGGTGCGTCACCCCTCTGGACAAAAAAACCCCGTGGCCGGAAAAGACGGGGACACCCATGAAACCCATCTACATCGAACCACGGGGCGGTAGGAGCAACGGAGCAACCACCTACCTGTTGCATATATACAACATATAGTGTACTTATGCAATATGCACACAACATCTAGTGATCCCGACGTTGCCCGGACGGAATTGCTGTCCGAGTTGAGCCATTATGTTGACGTGCTGGACCGTCAGTTGCAGATGCAGCGGCTGCTACAGTACAGGCCGTACCCAAAGCAGCTTGAATTCCATAATTCCGGTTCCGATTACCCAGAGCGCCTGCTGATGGCTGGCAACCAGCTGGGTAAGACCTACAGCGCTGCCATGGAAGTCGCCATGCATGTGACGGGCGTCTACCCGGATTGGTGGGAGGGCAGGAAGTTCGCCAAGCCGGTCAACGCTTGGTGCGCTGGCGTGACTTCCGAGAGCACGAGGGACAACCCGCAGCGCCTGTTGCTGGGCATTCGCCGTGAATTCGGCACTGGTTCGATCCCGGCAGAGAATATTGTGGATATCCAGATGGCGCGAGGCGTCCCAGACGCCGTTGATAGCGTCACTGTTGAGCATGTATCGGGCCGTAATAGCCATATCTGGTTCAAATCATACGAAAAAGGCCGGGAGAAGTGGCAGGGGCAGACGCTTGATTTCGTCTGGTATGACGAGGAACCTCCCGAAGAGATCTACACGGAGGGCTTGACCAGGGTAAATGCGACTGCTGGCATGGTTTTCGTCACATTTACGCCATTATTGGGTATGAGCCGCGTGGTCACACGCTATCTCCAGCCTGACGACGACGCCTCCAAGCACAGATATGTCGTCAATATGACCCTTGATGACGCGCCTCACATGACCGAGGCGATGAAAGAGCGCATTCTCTCCCAGTATCCTGAATATGAGCGGGACGCCAGGACCAAGGGCATCCCCATGCTTGGCTCTGGCCGCGTCTATCCTATTGCCGAGGAGCGTGTTGCCTTCAGCTTGAACGATTTCGGCAACGGTATGCCCGATTACTGGCCGACCTTGGGCGCTGTTGACTTTGGCGATTGGGATCATCCGACCTCTGCCGTCTTTGTTCGCTGGGACCGGGACCGCGATGTGGTCTATGTCACGGATTGCTACCGCCGCTCCAAGGAGCCGCTAACCGTTCACGCCGCGGCGATCAGGGACCGCGCCAATGGCTGCTATGTTGCATGGCCCCATGACGGCCTGAAGCACGACAGGACCGCTGGGCGCACCATCAAGGATCTGTATGCCGACAACGGGGTCAAAATGCTCCGTGAAAGAACCATGTATCCGTCAGGAGACTACTCCGTCGAGGCCGGTATTGCTGACGTATTGAACCGCATGCAGACCGGCAAATTACGCATTGCCACGCATCTGGCCGATGTCTGGGATGAATTCCGCCTTTATCACCGGAAGGACGGCAAGATCGTCAAAGAGCGCGATGATCTCATGGATGCTCTGCGCTATGCCGTGATGTCGATCCGACACGCCAGATCACCGGCTGATATGGGCCGCGCCGTCGAGGTTGAGAATATGGAGGAGTACCATGTCTTATGATCTTGTTGTCCGCAATATCACGCATACCGACATTCAAATGTACTACGACGGCATGGTCGAATTGCTGCTGTCCCACCTTGAGGATTGGCACGATTTCGACACCGACAAGTTCAAGAAATGGCTCTGGCAGGCTGTAGACGATCCTGAGACGGATACCCTGCTATGCACCCACGGTCATCTGCCTGCTGGCTATTTCATTGCCAGGACCATCACGCCGGTCTGGTCGAGGGAGCGTATCTCTTCAGACGTTGTTCTTTATGCGCTGCCTCCGTACAGGGGTAAGGGTGTAGCCGTTGCATTATTGCAACAGTGGGCTTATAATTTACAGAAACGTGGTGTGAAAAAGGCGCTGGCTGGATATTCTTTGCGGGCCAGCCATTCTCATGCCCGTGATGCTTACAAACGGGCGAAGTTTTTTACTCTTGGCGAAATCTACGCGAGGAAATTCTGATGTGCAGTGGTGGTGGTGACGGCCCTGACGGCGATCCCGGTCTTGGTATGGAAGGCGAGGACACTGCCCACGGGAACGAGGCTGATGTGGACGATCCTGGCGCTGCCGCCGGACCACAAGGTTCAGATGCCGAAAGTCAAGCGATGGGCGAAACTGAAGAGGAGCCAGCACACGCCTCTGTTGATCCGGGTCAACAGGCTGTGAATGCGGCAATTTCCCTGGCTGAGATGAGCATAGCGGCAAACGACCCAGGAAACGTCGCTGCTATTGACCAAGCAGCCGTAGAGAACGCAGCCGCCAACATAAGCATGATGGGCCAAGGCTCGCTATCTCCTGGCGTTGGTCTTGGGACCAACTCAGAGGAGGGCACCGCAACGATGAACGACGTTATCTCGCTCAACGCACTTGGCCTCCCTGGCTCGAATATCGGGTATGCGATTACCGACCCGTCAGGCAATACGCCGGGGGCGATAACGGCTAGCCAGATAGCAGCCCAGCAAAACCCATCGTTAGCTAACGCCATGTTTGCCGCCGCAGGTTTGATAGGCCCCTTTGGATCAGTCTTAGGTACGGGTGCTGGCGCAATCGAGGGCCGTGGTATGATGCAAGCCATGGGCCTTGCCGACAGCGGAAGGGGCGCTATAGCAGATACGATAACCGATCTAGGCCAAGCAGTTACGGGCGCACTTACTTCTCCCGATGAGGAATAACAATGGCTATCTCAGGGTCAGCTAATTTCAACTTAGATGTAGCCGAAATCATCGAAGAGGCGTTCGAACGGTGCGGCCTGGAACTTCGCACGGGCTATGATGCCGTTACGGCTCGTCGCTCCCTGAACCTTATGCTAGCTGATTGGGCCAATAGAGGAATTAACCTCTGGACCGTGAGGCAGGTAACGCAGACCGTGGCACAATTGTCGTCCACGTCTGCGATTGATGCTTATCCAGTTGGGACCATCACGGCGACGGTTGGCGCTTCCGCCAGTCTCAGTGTTGGCGAGACGATTACGGGAGGAACAAGTTCTGTTACGGCCAAGATCATAACAAAGCCCAGTGGAACCACGGTGACTTTGACCGTTCCCAGCGGTGCTTTTACTGCGGGCGAGACCATCACTGGCTCTAGCAGCAGCGCCAGTACCACGATCTCAGCAGATCCTAGTTTAGAAGACGTCCAGAATACGGTTGATATATTAGATGCTGTAGTGCGCCGGTCTGGCGCGGATCTAGCCATGAACCGTATTGGCCGGGGCGACTATCTAGCTCTCCCGGACAAAGATCAACAGGGTAGGCCCAATCAATTTTTTGTGGACAGGCAGATTACTCCCACCATAACAGTCTGGCCGGTACCTGAGAACTCTACGGACCAATTGATTTACTATCGCCTGCTACGTTTAGACGACGCGGACGCTTCCACGAATACGGCAGAAGTGCCCTTTAGGTTTCTTCCTAGCCTTGTTTCCGGTTTGGCGTATTGTATATCGATGAAACGGGCCCCAGATCGTATGGCAGTTATGAAGGCTCGTTACGACGAAGATTTCCTTCGTGCAGCCGTTGAAGATAGAGAGCGAACTTCGCTGCACATTGTTCCCACTGCTGGTTCGCTTAGGGTGCTGTGATGCCTAAATTTGCTTCAGGAAAAAATGCTTACGGCATTTCAGACAGGTCTGGTCAGCGGTACAAGCTACGGGACATGAAGTTTGAGTGGAACAACCTGCTGGTTGGCCGTGACGAATGGGAAAAGAAGCACCCACAACTAGAGCCCCGCCGTGTGGCCGCTGATTCAGAGGCTCTTAGAGAGGCTCGCCCGGATAGGACCGAGAAGGCGGTGAAGGTTCTTTTGAAGAAAGACGCCTTTCAGAGCGGCTCCTCCGGGGGTGCCGTTGTAACCGTGGCGGAACCTGGGCATGGGCGCTCATCCGGGGACACTGTACGTTTCAGGGATGTCGTCGGTTTTGACGGGCTTACAGGGTCCGTAATTTCGCAAGATGTGGGATACACTATTACAAAAGTAGACTCAGATACATATACCTTTAGCGCCGCCAGTGGTACGGCAACGGTAGGTTCGGTTTTTGGGGGCGGGTTTCCCGCATCTGCGGGCCCTGTAACGGTAGAGGCGTGATATGGCATTTACATTTACCACGCTGAAAACAGCGATACAGGATTATACGGAAAATACCGAGACAACGTTCGTCACACAATTGCCCCGGTTTATCTTGAATGCGGAAGAACGGATTCTTAAAGAATGTCAATTAGATAATTTCCGTAAAAATTCTACGGGCACAACTACGGAGGACATAAAGTTTTTAAGTAAGCCGACAGATTTTCTGGCTCCCTTCTCATTAAGCGTGGTTAACTCTTCGGATAACGAGTTTTTGTTGTATAAGCATGTATCTTTTTTACAGGACTTTACCCCCGATCCAACTACTGATGGTATTCCTAAGTATTATGCAAGTTGGGACGATGCGAGTTTTCCTTTAGCGCCCACGCCTAATGCCGCACTTACTATGGAACTTCATTATTTTTCTAGGCCAACGTCTATTTCTGCAACAGCAGATGGAACAAGTTATCTTGGTGATAATGCTGAATTAGCGTTGCTTTATGGTTGTTTAGTAGAAGCTTATACTTTTATGAAAGGTGAATCGGATTTATTACAGCTTTATAATCAAAGATTTGTAGAATCCTTACAATGGTTAAAGAATTTGGGTGAAGGTG